CAGAAGTGGCAAACCAAGCTGGCCGCGTTTCAGAGCGCCAAGGCTGAACTTCAGGCTCCTGACTACGAAGATGCTGAATCTGTCGTGCTGGACTTGCTTAATCAGGCGCAGCAAGGCATAATAGTACACGGAGCCAAGAACGCGGCGCTATTGGTGTATGCACTGGGCAAGAACGAGGAAGAAGCTCGTCGGCTCGCCGCCATCAAGGATCCTGTCGAGTTTGCGTTTGCCGTCGCACGGCTGGAGGAACGAATGAAGGTTGAAGGTCGTAAGCCCACTACAGCGCCCGAAGAGCGGGTTGTTACTAGCGGCAAGACTTCCGGCGCGATAGATTCGACCTTGGAGCGTCTACGCACGGAAGCGGCAAAGACTGGTGATTATACAAAGGTGACTGCGTACAAGCGGCAGCACCGATAACGGATTTTGGCGGACGCCACCGCCATAGAAATAAAAGGCAGCTTCAGTCGGCAGCCGTCCAGCCTAGGGACGCGGTAGATATTGGTTCCCTGTATAGGGGCCGCAGACCATGCCACAGGAGCCTACCATGGCGAACGAATTTTCGAAAGAGGAGCGTGTAGCATTCGAGGAGATCCTTGAAGGATTCCAGGATGCGCTCGTTCTCAGCAAGAACGTATCGGTGCATTCCACCGACCAGTCAATGATGGAGCGAACGGGCAACGTCATCTGGCGTCCCCAGCCGTACATCGCCCAGAGCTTTGATGGCACCGACCAGAGCCTGAACTTCAAGGAGTTCACCCAGCTCTCCGTGCCGGCCACCATCGGCTTCTCCAAGAGCGTCCCTTGGGTGCTCACCGCTAGCGAACTGCGTGATGCCCTTCAGGAAAACCGCCTGGGCACTGCGGCTCGGCAGAAGCTCGCCAGCGACATCAACCGCGCGGTCATGGACGTTGCAGCCCTTCAGGGTACGCTCGTCATCGCTCGCACCACGGCAGCCGCCGGATTCGCCGACGTGGCTCTGATCGAAGAGATCATGAACGCTCAGGGCATAGCGGACTATGACCGCTACCTCGCGCTCTCCACCGGTGACTACAACGGTATGGCCGCTGACCTCGCTGCGCGTGAGACGCTGAACGGCAAGCCGCTCACCGCGTATGAACGCGCCTACGTCGGCCGGGTGGCGTCCTTCGATACCTTCAAGCTCGACTACGCCGTGCGCCTCGCGGCGTCTGCCGGTGGTGCAGCCATCACTATCACGACCGCTGCTGGCGGCGCGAACATCTACGTGCCCAAGGCCACCTCAGTCGCCACGACCGGTGAGCGCAACAACGTGGATAACCGCTTCCAGAACGTAGTGGTTTCGACCACCGTCAACGTCAAGGCCGGTGACGCATTCACCATCGCTACCGTTGAAGCTGTGCACCACATCACCAAGCAGTCCACTGGAGCACTGAAGACCTTCCGCGTGATCTCGGTGGCAGACGCGACTCACATGGTAATCAGTCCCCCGATGATCACCGGTCAGGGCGGCTCGGACGCCGAGCTCCAGTACCAGAACTGCGTAGTCGGAACCCCTGCCGTGAACTCCGCCATCGTATGGCTGAACCTCGACGCGGCTCCCGCCAACCCCTTCTGGCAGAAGGACGCCATCGAGATCCTGCCGGGCCGGTATGCTGTACCCACCGACGCTGGAGCCTCCGTCATGCGCGCCACCACCGATCAGGGCATTGAGCTCGTCATGCAGAAGCAGTACGACATCAACACCATGAAGACCAAGTACCGCTTGGACACGATGTTCGGTACGGTGAACAAGCAGCCCGAGATGAGCGGGATCATCCTCTTCAGCCAGACTCCGTAACCTGACCGGGGACGACCTGATGGTCGTCCCCATTGCCTACAAGGAGACCAGATATGTCTAATCGCATTGCATCGATGGGCCTCGTTACGCTGACGGTTGCCGCCAGCGACAAGCTCGCCATTTTCTCCCGCACGCCGGTCAAGGTGTACCAGAGCGCGGGATATCCCAATCAGCCCGAGTCGTGGACTCCACTGTCCGCCATCGCGGCCGAGACCGAGTACGTTTCGTCCGCATTCTCCGCTGCCACCGGCATACGCATCGAGGCTGGTGAAGCCGAAGTGCTCTACGCCACCGGCACCGATGCGGTCATCACCGAGCGTCGCGGCCAGCGCGGACAGGGCACTCCGGGCGTCCTCAACGCCACCGGCGCGCTTACTGCCGCCATGGTCGCGAGCGGCATCGTGACCTCCACCACCGGCGCTGCCGTTGCTGGAACCACGCCCACCGGAGCTGTTCTCGACGCCGCGCTGGATATGGAGATTGGCGAGAGCTTCGACTTCACCATCATCGCCACGGGCGCGAATGCCTTCACGCTGACTGCCGGCGCGTCCGGTGTCACGATCGTTGGCACGGCTGTCGTGGCCACCGTTACTTCTGGAACGTTCCGCTGCCGCAAGACCGCAGCCGACACGTTCATCTTCTATAGGCTGTAAAGGTACGGTGCCGCCGGAACGTTCTGGCGGCACCGTTTTGAAAGGACTCGCTATGGAGTTTCCGCGCTTCGTATTCACCGCTCCCGGCCCGCTGAGATGCAACGGTGGCACCTACGGTCAGCATATCGTTGCTGATCAGACCCACTATGATGCCGCGATCAAGGCGGGATTCTTCGCCACGCTCCCGGAGGCCCTCGTGCCCCCGGCCAAGAAAGTGAAGGTGCCCAATGCCAGTGAAATCAAATAAGACGAGGCTCAAGACCTCGAAGAACTACCCGTCCCAGGGTCTCATGCTCAAGAAGATTTCGTATGAGCAGGAAGAGGCTGCGCTGAAGAAAGCCAAGGCTGCCAAGCGCAAGCGCAATAAGCCCAAGGAGAAATAGTATATGGGCCTGAGAGTGGTAGGCACGGGATACAAAGGCAAAGCCCCCGCCCCGAAAAGCAAAGCATCGAAGGCTGGCGCCATGCTCAGGGTGGCAGCTACTATTGCCTCGCGATCGTCCAGAAGCGCCGAGGACGACGCCAAGGTGCTGCTGGAAGCCGAGGAAATCAAGCGCGATGCCGCTCGCTTACGCAAGGCCAAGTCGGCAGCCCAGAAGGTGGCACGATTGTGAGTTACACGAAACGCCAGGTTGTAGAAGCCGCCATGGCCGAAATAGGCTTGGCGTCGTACTCATTCGACCTCATGCCCGAGCAGATTGAAATCGCCTTACGGCGGCTGGACTCCATGATTGCCGAATGGAACGCACGCGGCATCCGCTTGGCTTACAGTATCCCCGGCAGTCCAGCAGATTCTGACATCGATGCAGACTCGAACCTGCCAGACTCAGCGTGGGAAGCAGCCATCACGAACTTGGCCATCAAGCTGGCTCCGTCCTATGGGAAGATGGTGAACCTCGAGACCAAGACTTCAGCTCGGCACGCACTGAACACGCTTATGGCACGTGCCGGCATGCCCAATGAAATGCAACTCGGGCCGCTCCCCGCCGGTGCCGGGGGCAAGGTCACTAGCGATCCGTTCTTGCCGAATCCAACTGAGAGCCTAATTGTAGGCCCTGATTCTTCACTGGACTTTAACTAGGAGGCTTACATGGGCTTACAAATAAATCAGTTGTCGACAGCAACTCCGTCATCAGGTCAGAGTGTGCCAATCTTTGACCCGTCTAAGGGCGATACTCGGCGGTGGCCTTTGTCTGATTTGCTAACCTGGCTACAGACCAATCTCATGTTTCCTGCAGTTGGGAGACCTGAGCCTAACACGCAGTACTCTGCGCCTAATGATGGCGATACCGTTGTTGTTACGGATGATGACGAAGACACACACTTGATTATTACGCCAGCTCTTGGATTGGCTGCTTTAACTATCACACTTCCTGCAATGGGCACGATTCGTGACAAACAGTTGGTTATTGTTAATTGTACACAAGCTGTTGCAGCCTTGACTGTCAATGGTAATGGTGCTACGGTAGGCACAGGGACGCCAGGAATACTTGGAGCTGACGATTTCTTCACGCTCAAGTACGATGCCACAATGAACACTTGGTACCGTGTAGGTTAAGATGCAAGTACCCATTGTCTCTGGCATATACACCGACGCTGCCGCCGAATTCCGCACGGCTTACCCCGTGAACATGGTTCCGGTGCCCAAGAGTACAGGACTCAGCGAAAGCTACCTGCGCCCAGCCGAAGGCGCTGTCGCGCTGGCGGTTGGCCCCGGAGTGCCGCGCGGGGGCATCGAGTGGAATGGCGTATGCTACCGGGTGATGGGCACGAAGCTGGTGAAGGTCTCTGGCGTTGCCGTGACCGTGCTGGGCGACGTTGGCGCTGGTGGCCAGTGTTCATTCGATTATTCGTTCGACCGCCTCGCCATCACGTCCGGCGGTCGGTTGTATTACTGGAATGGCGCGGCGCTCACGCAGGTGGTTGATGCCGACCTTGGCGTCGCGCTCACCGTCAAGTGGGTCGATGGATACTTTATGACTACGGACGGCAGCTACATTGTCGTCACGGAGTTGGGCAATCCCACGTCCGTCAACCCGCTCAAGTACGGTTCGTCCGAAGTGGACCCAGACCCCGTTCAGACATTGCTCAAGGTGCGCAATGAAATCTATGCCGTCAACAGGCACACCATTGAAGTGTTCGATGACGTGGGCGGCGACCTTTTCCCCTTCCAGCGCATAGAAGGCGCGCACATCCCGAAAGGCGCTGTAGGCACTTATGCAGCGTGTACATTCGCTGATGCCTTAGCTTTTGTCGGTAGCGGGCGCGGAGAAGCCATAGCGGTGTACATCGGAGCCAACGGCTCGGCCAGTAAGATCAGCACGCGCGAGATCGATACAATCCTCGGCAGCTATGCAGACCTGTCCAAAATCGTCCTTGAGACGCGTGCCAGCGGAAATCACCAGCACCTGTGGATCCGCTTGCCAGATAGGACGCTAGTCTGTGACATGGCCGCGTCATCTATTGCTGGAGAACCAATATGGTTCCAACTCACCAGTTCGCAGGTCGGATATGAAGCGTATCGTGCCGTGGACTTGGTGTGCATTGGCAATGACTGGTTGGTTGTAGACATGGTCACGAATTCTGTTGGCCGCTTGACCACAGACACGGCTCGCCACTTTGGCGAAGTTGTGCGTTGGGAGTTCAGCACCGGTATTCTATACAACAGCGGCAGGGGCGGTATATTCAACTCGCTGGAATTGGTTTGCCTTACCGGGCGCGTGGAGTTTGGAGAAGACCCATACGTTTCGACCAGCTATTCTGTGGACGGCGTGCTGTGGAGCCAACCTCGCTCGATTAAGGCCGGAGCGCAAGGTGACAGGTTGCGCCGTCTCGTGTGGCTTCAGCAGGGGCATATGCTCCACTGGCGCGTACAGCGTTTCACTGGTGACAGCAGAGCTCTGATCACCGTCGCGCGGCTGGAAGCGGTCTTGGAGCCGTTGCAATAATGAAGTGCACCAAGATCAATGTGACGCGCAAGCAGCTTGAAGCATTCCTGCCAGACCCCGAAATCGTCAAGCAGTTTGAACGTCTCGTTGAAATGCTCAATTCCGTCATGCCACCAGATAATACTGAATCTGCCGTGGCAGCGGCCAGTGCTGAAGTGAAGTCCAACGAGGTTTTGAACTCGCTGAATCAGTTGGCGAAGTTTCTCGAAGAGCTTTCGACTTTGCCAGCCCGCGAGCACAATAACTCGACCGTCACCGATTACATTGACCTGCCAGAAGAAGGCCCGCACGTTACGCAGACCCGGCGCATTCAATGGAACAAGGACGACGGCACCCTCGACGTTGGCTTATACAATGGCGTCGTCTTGCAGTGCGGCCAGGAAGTGCACATTTATGCCAAGAACGATGAAGGCACAATCATACCTAATGGTAGCGCCGTGATGGTCTCTGGCGTAGTAGGTGCG